AAATTTGAAAATTTTGTTATCCATAGTCAACCCCCCCTTTTAAACAACAACACTACAGCAATAATAAAAACTTGACAATAAGTTTCTTTAAGTAGATTATGGTTTTTTAAAAACAAAGCAAGGAGTCAATCAAATGCCAAGAGAATTGATAAAAGAAATACCAAAAGAAGAGATAGTGTGCGGTAAAAACACTGCAACAAAATCAAGCGAACATCAATGGACGGGAAGAATATGTCTTATTAGAACGTACTCTGCGGGTGTTCATTTCGGTGAACTTGTCACCAAAAAAGATCAGGTAGCAGTAGTTAGAAATTGTTACAGAATACATTATTGGGCGAAAGCATGTTCATTGTCTCAGCTTGCAATGGAGGGGGATAAAGATATTTCCGATTGTAGAATTGCAATGCCCGTCAACGAAATAGAACTCGATAGGGTTATTGAGGTGATCCCAATGACAGATGAAGCTTATACTATTTTAACGAGTAATATATGGAAAAAATAATTCAACCAAACGAGTTTAGTGGATCTGGATCTGGATATGGATCTGGATATGGATATGGATATGGATCTGGATATGGATCTGGATATGGATCTGGATCTGGATATGGATATGGATATGGATATGGATATGGATATGGATCTGGATATGGATCTGGAGACTGTTAATTTAAAATAAGGAGTATTTATGTTTAAAGAAGTTAACGAAGTAAGTATTGACTCGAAAAGCAAAAAGATATCAATTGGAAGTAGGCGTTTTGTCAATCCAGAATCAGTTGATTTCATTGAAGAGGAAAGAACGGAAGATGAAAAAAACCCCGTGATCTATAAATTAAATATTGGAAATAAAAAGCTGACAGTTTCAGCAAAGGATTTTCAGTCAATCTCGGGCAATGAAGTCTCAAACATTCTACCGGATGGTAGTTACAAAACCAAGTAGGGTTATATTATGACAAAATATTTTGAAAATGAACAAGGGATTCTACCATCTGATAAAGTCCAAGCGATACATTATTCAACACCCGAATTGGTAAAACAGGGCACGATCAAACAAAGAAGAAAGAAGCTTGGCATGGCTCAAAACTTGCTTGCAAAAAGAGCTAATGTTTCTCGCTATAATATTTCACTTTACGAGTGTGGTATCCGTAAGTTAAACATGAAAGAGGTTTCAAAACTTGAGAGAGTTTTAAAAAAAGAAGAAGCTAAAAAATTAAAATAGTAGATATTTGATACCCATTGATCTTTGGTTTCCGTCAGGATTAAAGGTGAGGGTGGTTACTGACTGAGTGTGGATGGTGGTACAGCCGTGACTATATCTAAAATAACGCCGGTCTTATCTATTGCTTAGAGCACTGACTTTAAATGATCATTCTAGAATTCGCATTGTTCGCTACCGTGGAAGTGATCGAGAACCTTCCAAAAACTTAGGATAGTAACTATAAATGTCTCTTCTAATCTGTATGTGGCCATGATAAGCATCACCTTTTCCGTGATCATAAAATAATTTATTTTGACCACTTTCAAGAACCGCTCCAAGGTCACCAAATTTTTCAAGTAGATCTTTTTTAAACATACTTATCATTAATACATTCCACCCAAAACAAGGCAGCAGGGATATATCAATTGCTCTATATGTTTGGTGAGTATCAGATTTTGATATGCTGTCAGGTGGTCTATAGAAGCTTGTATAGTGCGCAGTTACTCCGTATTTACGACACCAATCATTTGTAAATGTTATGATTTTCCACATACATTGATGGTACTTTTTTAGATCATTTAGATCAACATCGTTGCCAAATGTTACATATTTCATTTAGATTCTCTTCATTGGAAAAAGTTTTCCTCTTTCATATGGATCCCAATAATCAAAAGGTTCTTTATTATTATCTGGAACTTTTAAATATGGAAGATAACCGCGAATACTTGATTCAGAACATATAAGACTTTCAGATCCATCTATACCCATTTTTATTCTTTTAGTTATTTGATGCCAAGCGAGACCGAAAATTGATACAACTCCATATTTCGTTCCCACAAAAGATCTAAATTTCCAATATACCCCTTGGATTTCTTCTTGAGTTAAATTAAAAGCTTTAACTGTATCGCACTCATTAATTATTTTATATTCTTTTATTGTTTCAAAGTAATTGGTGCGTTTATATTTTTTATCAGCGTCAAGAGCTTCATGTGTTATAGTTCCATCTTCCCATAAAATTTTAAAGTATTCTAGACAATGGTTCCACCTGTCTTTTTTATTTATCCATATTATTTTTCTAAAAGAAAACCACCAAATTAATCTTGAAAAATAACTAGGTTTTAATATCCTGAGATCTAGGGTTTTAGCTATAAGTATTTCTTTTATTTTCATATCGTATTCCAAAAAAAAGGGCCGAAGCCCTTTAAATTAAATATTAACTTTAGAACAAACATTTGTAGCAAAATCTGTTAAACCTGCACCTAGAAAATCTCCTGCACATCCATAAATTTCTCTATCGAGATCAGCAGTGCCGACTTCAAAAGTTGTTAGGACAAGTGCAACACAGAGACTTGAACCGAAACCTTTATCCGTGAAAGCTTTTCTAACTGATTTTTTTTTAAGTTTTGAACTATTTAAAATTCTCGCCCTTAAATCTAAATTAATTGCAGATGCTTGCTCAAATGTACATGCATTTGGTGGTGCAATATAGGAAGTGATTCCACCGGCCACGATGGTAGCAGTAACTTCTTTCCATGAATCACATGAAACCATGAACAATAAACTAAAAATCATAAGTAAATATAAAATTCTTTTAATCATAAAAACTCCTTGAAAGTTATTAAGTTATCAAACAATTAAATTGTATTATAAGTCGGTAGATTTTACTAGAATTTTTTTTCTATTTTAAATTCAGTAGCATTGATAAATTTACCTATTTCATATTTGGAAAAAATTGTTGAGATAGTCCCATCCGGTTGTAAATATCCTTTTGTTCCAGCGACTTGAGCAGTGAAACCACTTGATATATCACCATCCAGAGCTATTGATTTTACATTTGTAATAACTCCAGTTTCTTGCAAGATGCCCTCAAACAAACTCAAAGAGTCAGTTTTTAATAGATTTATAGTATGCTTGTCGGGTGCAAAACCACCAAGATAGTTAACTAAAATTTTATCATTTGATTCGCAATAGCAAGAAGAAAGTCCATCAACTTGAACAGCTTCGAAATCTACGGGAGTACCAAATTCAATTGTGTTTCCGGTTATTTTTCCAACTGCTATGGCCCCTAAACTTCCCCTACCATATGTTGCTATTACTCTATTATTTTTAGTATCTATTATAATGTTAATTCCCAATATTCCCACATTGGTAACAAAAGAATATTCAGTACTTACCGAAAAATTACTTTCAAAAATTCTTACCAGTGCAATCATTCCGTCATAAGTAGCAGTATTATAAACTTCATATCCTAAAACAAATAAATTATTTATTTTATCATACTTACAACTTACATAATCTGAAACAACGTAATTAGTTATTAAAAGTTTTCCAAGTTCAAAGTCTAGCGTGTCACTGGCAGGAGTTGGTGTAGCATCTAGAACCACCTTAACTGTAAATATTGCAATATTTGCTGTGGCATCTGCATTTGCCCTAGAGCATAATAAAACTTTTCCCGTGTTTGGATCAAAATCACATGATGGATTTTCCCATCTAGTTCCAACTGTTATGCCAGGTGCATAAGATGAAATAGTTCCCATTGTTATCCCAGTTCCGCTTATGTAACCTGATACTCCCTCAATTGCCCTTAGTGTTGGTGTTGCTACAATTCTATCTACGTAAAAAACTACAACCCTGTTACTCATGCTATCAAAACAGCAACAAGTTTCAGTTGTTTCCCTCGTGGGATAGTTTGCAGCAATATTAGAAGAAGCTCCAAAAGTTATTGCAGTAAGCGCAACCTTTCCTATTTTAACTCTTCCCCTAGAAGCTCCCGCCGCGCCTGTATCCATATCTCTATAAACAATTACCACATTATCTTCAATATCATCATAACAGCATGATATGTATTCGGTAGCATGAGCATTGAAAGTAACGGGTGTTCCGAGCGTAAAACCATTCTCAGTCAAGGAAACTACAACAGCTTTTCCATTATCAGAATCATCAACATCGCTATAACAAATTACAACTTTATTTTGATTTTTTAAATAAACGCATGAAGTATATTCCGACTCATAAGTTTGTGCGGCCTTTGTCCCTATAATTGCAGAAAGATCTTCAAGTGATTTTATTGATTGAACTCCAGCATCATCATAAATTTTTACAGGATCTCCCGCCGTTAAATTTTCCCCTAAAGTAAATTGTCTAAAACCAAGTCCCTTCATGGAGCCAAGATAATACCATTTAGTAGCATCTGTTAAAGCGTTTCCAGTATTTGTATTTGTAATAGATCCATATATATTAAAAGTTCCTGATTCTTTTACAATTGAACCTATGTGATATTCTGAATCTGTATTATATTCACAAACACCCTCTTGCATTATATATGATATTTGTCTGGAAAATAAATAATCAAGAGAGTTTCTATCTTGTGTCGAAGGAGAATTACCTCCAAGGATTGCATCATACCAACCCCCATCGTATTCAGCTAATGATTGTATAACTTTCGGATCTGTTGTATACGCTATTGCTCCAGCTGCAAGGCTTCCAAACTTTCCTATCTCTGTACCGCCAGCAGTTATTCCAAAAACTTTTTGTACAAATCTTGTTAACTTTGTCATTTTAAAAATCTCCCTTAAGTTACTGCATCGGCATAGTCAAGCCAAGGTCTATCCATTTTGTAATCCAAATAATCATTCATTGGTGATACGTTATAAGAATCTCTTTCATAAGTCCTGAACCCGTAAAAAGTATTTATTATTGGTGCATGAATAGTTGATGATAACAGAACGCATGAAGGTCTGGGCAATAAATTTTGCATTATAAAAAATTCAGCAAGGGCAACATCCCCAACATCCCCAACAGATGAATTCAAGTAATAGCTCATTCTCATATTTGAAGTTTCGGAAGTGTAATCAAAAACTATAATTTGTCCATTGAAGTAAGTATGTAAAAAAGCTTGAATATCTGCCAATGCACTTGTTGAGTTATTTAAAAAAGATTTCATCTTTAAGGCAATTCTATAATCATCATCATCTAGTACCACGGAACCTGAAAAATTTAATCCTCTTCTGCTTAGGCCCATATATTTTCCAAGAATATTAAGCTGTGCTCCAACAGCAGTATCAATGTCAAAAGCATCTCTAACCTGAATAGCTACCTGATTTGAAATAACTTCTATTCCAAAAGCTTCAACATGTGCCTTGGCCTTTGTTTTATTCCTGTATTGCATTATTAGCAAATCAGAATAATATTCAATTAGTTCTGTATTCGTTGCCATGTTACACCAATGTTATTGCGATATTCGCAGTTGTTAAAACAAATTGATTTTTTTTAGCAGATGGAGTTAGCTTCGCCAAAAATGGACCACCAACTAAATATGCAAAACCAGATGAATCAACTAGTGCGTTTGAATCTGAAGTTCTTACAACATCACCTAAGTCATTGTTATTAACTTGTGCATAAACACCTGGAATATAATTTGCCACTATATCGGTTTTGATTTGAGCTTGATCTAGTCCACCCAAACCATCTAAAGTACTTATGGTTAGTTCAAGAAAAATATCCTCCGAGACTACTTCATCCCACCTAACAGTGAAAAGACTTCCATCATCCTGTGTAATATCATAATTCTCTGCACCCCTCATACCTGACCCACCACTTCTTTTTGCGTAAATAGCTGTAGCAATATCCAAGTCCGTTGCAGTTCCTGCGATAATTATCCAATAGCTATGCCCAGGAGTGCCATCAACATCTGTTGCATTAGTATCGTTTTCCCATATTTTTGCAAAAGTAATTCCGTCAACATCTTCTAATACTGCCTGCATGGCCTCAGTGAAACCAATTGAAGAAATTGAAGTAGCTTTTTGCCTTCTTATTTTTAAGGCAACATCCGTCTCTTCATCTTCACCCAGCGTAGTATAAACTGTTGGGTTATTAACTGAAACAACTCCCAGAACGATAGTAGATGGCGTTGTGATAGTATTTGGAATTGTTGCCGTTGCTCCGGTTTCCACTGCGATAAAAATTAATACTTGAGATCCGGCCACTGCTATAACTTCGGTTGTCACCAATTGCCATTGAGTTCCAGCATCATCTTCAATGGTATAAACATCTTCAACGGTTTGATCTTGGCCGTAAAGAGATAAAGCCCTGTCAGTTACAACAGTAATATTTGTTATCGTGTAAGATCCTGCTTGCCTCTGTATTCCATTTATGCCAACTCTTTGATCTAGTACCACGCCTAGCGCGCTGTCAGGGTCAAAGCTATTATAAACTTGCTCTATAAGATCTTTATCGTCCATTATTTCCTGAACGAAAATTCCAATATTTTGACCGTCAGGAGAGTCGGCATCAACATTTATATCGGAACCATAAACAGCTTTCAGCGCAATAACTATTCTGTCGTAAACTTCTTGATAGGTGTCTAGTGATAATCCGTTTGCATCAACTATATTTGTCATTTAAATCTCCACGCTTTCGTTGGTTATAGTACCGTAAGAAGTGGTTACACTATAAGTTATTGTCAATTTTCTTTCTTCATCTAAAACCGTTAGCACTTCAATTAATCCAGTAACATCTTGAGTATTTAAAATTGTTGCCGAAATATTCAATCTCAATTGTAGTATATTTTTTTGTCCCAGTAAATTAAACCAATCAACCCCTGCGTTTGAGGCAAAAAAACAATCTCCAATGAATGATTGCAGTCTTGTTTTTATATTTTGTGCAACCTCGTTTACTTTTATCCTGTAATCAGATTTTCCCTTGCCAAAGCTCCAATCTCCTGTGCCGTCTATAGCTCTAACACTCATTCTAGTAACCCCGCTATTTTAATAGCTGTAGCCGTTATTGTCGCTTGACTCGCTGGACTTATTGCGGCCGGAGCTCCGGGAACAGTATTGGTTGTAACCATTGCTTTTATATTTGTTGCAAGTTCTTGTAATACATCGTTCAAGGTTTCACCTAAAGCGTTTTCAATTTTTATTTTAGTTCCAAGTGTGATTATTGTGTCACCCTTCTCAATAACTATTTCACTTGTTTTTAATGTGATTTTATTATCACCATGAAATAAAACTGTATTATCGGGATCGTATCCTATTATAGATTTTTTTAAAGATCTTAATCCTACAAGGGCAACACCATCTGCAAAAGAATGTAACCTTTCAGAATTTACAGAGCCTTTATTATTCCCCTCGAACCAGTTGTCCATGTCTCTATCATTGAACATTATCCAACAATCATCACCAACGGCTATGGGAAAGGTTACTCCACCTACACCACCACTTAAAACTATTACAGGACATTCGGACATTATGGGATAATCTTTTTTTATATTTTTATATAGCCCTGTCGTTTCATCTCTTTCTAGAAAAGTTTTACTGTAATTAATACTTGCTTTACATGTTTGATTAGTTATATCAAATGATTGAATTTTTCCTATAGCGTGACAATTGGTATTCAAAAGAATATCTTTCTTGAATAAATCAAAAAGATCTGATAACTCAGGATCTTCTATAAGTCTATTAAAGACCAATTGCGTCCTCCAGTTTTTTATTTGCGTACATACCCATGGTGGTTATCGCACTTCCTGAAACTGATTCTGATATAATTCCTCTATGCTTTAATGATATTATTTTATAAGTAGCATTATATCCTTTTTCGGTACTGCTTATAAGTTTTATTTTTTGTCCTATTTGAATTTTTGGCTCAAGTATCATATCAAAAGTTAAATTATAAAGGTCAAGAGATGGTGTGGCCAATAGTCCTGATTTGCTTTCTATTGTAGCAAAAGTGCTTTTCAATACTTCATTTTCTCCTAAAACATTAACCGTTTTATTATCGATAAACGTAGAGTTAGGTACAATTTGATTCATTAAATAAAGAATATTTCCAGAAAGGGGAACACTTCTTAGAAATTTACCTTTTACGTCTCCTATTTTTCCTTTTGCTATTCCATACTTAGATAGCTCATTCATTAATTTTATCATTACAGCTTTCTTTGTGTCACCCCTTGTAACATCAAAACTTATGTTAGCTTTCACTATTGCAAAGCCACCATCAAAAGATTCCAATGTTGTAACGAAATTAGTTCCTTCTCTAACAGAATATGCTCTTGTTACATTTCCAGAAAAACAAAACGATAACTCGTCACCATAGCCTGCGAGGAATTCTATGTTTTTATTTAGTCCGTAATTGGTTTGGTCTTTTCTTATTTTTGCTCTAGTCTTTTCTCCTAGATTGTAAATCCTGAAAGTTGAAACATTGAGAGAACTTAAAATATTTCTAGTAATGTCAAACTCAACAGTGAAGGGATTTTTTATAACTATATCCCTATTGGAATCAGATTTTTTTCCATTAGGCTCTATGGTTAATTTGAAGTTTCTATTAAATTTCATGTTCTTAAATATTCCTCATATTGCTCTACTTCAGCTTCTGATAAAACATAAAGCTTAGAACTGTTCTCTTTAAAATCTTCAATAAAATAAGGATCTCTGTTTTCTTTGCTAACACAAAATAAACCGAAAGGAATTCTATTTTTGAACTGCCTTAAAATGTTTGGATTATTGGTTATCTGTATTCCCCTCAGTGTGAAATCCTCATGGATTAATTCTCTTATGAACCACCCATACTGCATTTCTTTAAATTCTATGCTTATTGAAAATTTGGTTCCATCATCTAAAAGGATAGTATGTAGTTGTTTTGCATCTTGAGTAATTCCGTTTATTAGTTTCATTATGATACCGCTGTCGACAAAAAGGATGAAGAAGATTCTTGTCCTTTCTGCTCCCCGAGATCCACCAAACTGCTGGATTGATGTTTATTTCTACCTTGCTTTGCTTTACTTTCTTCGAATTCTACCGTTGCAAATCTTAGTAGTTTAAAAGTGATTTGAAAATCAGTAATCATTCTTGTTTCATCATCTTGAATTGCTGAAAGGCTCTGTATTGCCATATCCTTAAATATTGCCCAAGGAGTTTGAACGGTAAATAAAACTTTATTTCTCCAATACATATAAAATTGTTGGAAAATTATTTGTTGTTGAGTTTGATTGTCGTCAGGAGTATCATCTCTTAATCCTAGACCTGTTATTTCATTTACGACATTGTTAATGCTTTTCCAAGCAGAACCACCGGCAATAATAGTTTTAGCCAATACTTCATAAAATTGTTTCGCATTATTATATACAGTTAAAGCAGTTATTGAAAGCTCTGGAGTTAAGCCACTTACGATATATAATCTCTCTGACGCTTCTTTTAATGTTTGCAATCCAAAAGGAGCTATATCATTCAACTCTCCAATGTATCCGTTAACGCTGACTATTTCAGGCTTTAAAGCAATTTGGTCGTTTACAGAGGTATTGTCTTCAATGTAATGATCGGTGATATCACTTGATAGCTCTACTTCATTTCTGGTTTCAAAATCAAACAAAAAAGATATTTGAGTTACTACGCCACCATCATTCTGGGGTCTATAACCAGATGGATCTATTGGACTTACCAATATTAAATTTGCTAATGTATCGGCCGTTAATGTTGCATCAGAAAGTGCTGATAAATTAATAGTCATTACGATACAACTCCCTGTGTGGGCATTTGCCTGAAAGCTGTTCTTACTGCTTTACCTAGTTCGTTGCCATTTCTCGCAGCATCTTTTCCTTCATGTTTGTAATTGTTGGTTATATCAACCTTTACGTCTTTAGCGGGTACACTGCTAGGGCCTCTTTTAACGTTTGGAGATATAATTTTTTCATCTTGCTTTTTCGCAAGTAATGAAAACGCCAGTCCTGCCGGGTTGAATCTCCAAAAATTCTCCATCCAGAATCCAGCAGCATCTTTTAAGAAATTTTTAGTGTCATCTGCTTTTGCTTTTTTACCTGCTTCAGTTTTTGGGGTTTTGTTTATAAATTTAATTGTATCACTTATTGATCTGAACAATAAGGCCCACCCTTTTATTATTTCTCCTATTCCTTTAAAAACTTCCAAATTATCAGACAGAACTATAAGGCTTTTAACCAGCTCCATTACTTCTTTTGAAGCATTACCTATATCACCTACAAGTTTTCCACCATGTTTGGCAGTAATTTTCCCGAAAGTTTTTTCAATATTATCTGCCATGTTGGCCCATTCTTTTCCTACATCTCTAAGCTTTGTTTGCTCTCTGTCAGAAATAAAAGGTGCTCTTCTCATGGTCTTTTCATTGAATTTATTTTCAAGCATTCCCGATAGAACATCCGGACTTACATTAAAAGAGCCAGCCATGAGTTTTGCAATATCGGGACGCATTTTTTGCGCTCCCTCTTGGATTCTTAAAAACATAGCATATGGATTATCTTTTTCACTGGGATCAAAATTCTTTATCTTTTCCATTAATAGGCCCATATATTCTGGCTGACCTTTTCCCAGTGCCAACAAAGACATTGCATCTTGAATTCCAATAATAGAATTTTTTACAGAATCAGCAGATATTAATGCTTGCCTACCGGCATATTGAAACTGTTGTAATCTTTTTGTTGATTTCCCTGTTATGTTTCCAAACATTTTTAATCCAGTAGCTTTTTGAATTGAGCTACTCATCATTCTTTCAAGACCGTAGACAACACCGAGGATTGCGGCCTTTGCGCCTAGACTCATGGATTTAACTTCACCCATTGATGTTTTAACACCACTTATTGCCTTGTGAGCTGATCCATCACCCTTTACTCCAAGTTCTACAAATAGATCTGCTATTTTGATAACTGCCTCCAGTTTTTATTTATTAAGCTCCATGTAAGTTGACTCGTAGTCACTACAAAATTTTTCATAATTTAATGCTTGGATAACTTCTCTCGCATTCATTTTTTTCACCTCTTCTAAAGATCCATAACCGGATTTAACAAGTTTAAAATGAAGGAGCAAAACGTTGTCTTCAGCCTCTACGCTTGGAAGTTTTTCGTCAGTGTTTCGAAGTATGGTTTTAACTTTGCATAGAGGCTTTTCGCGAAAGGTTGTATATTAACCTTTGCTACATAAAAACAAATATGTAAGTAATCTTCTCTTGCTTCTTCTTTTTCAAATGCATCAAGAGTTATTTTGTCTTTATTGTACAGACATCTTTTCATGCATACCCAAAGCTTTTCTTCTGTTTCCTCGGATGATAAAATTGTACAAAAAATATCTTTAAATAAATTAATATTTATATCTCTCTCTTCATCAAAATTAAGACACTTAGCATCTCTTAAGATCGCTTGATAAAGTTCTCTTGACTCAGCAAAAGAACCCATAGTAACTTCAAGCTCTTTACCACTAGGAAGAGTAAATTTTTTACTCATGTTAGAATCCTTGGGGCTTTAGCAAAGCCCATAGAATAAATAGAGATACTTTGTTCAGTATCACCTTCTACGTTATTCTTTCCGGGTATTTGCTTAGTCATAATACCACCTTGAAGAATATAGGTATCATTCGTTATATTCCCCTCTCCATCTCCAAGCTTTTTGATAAACTCTCCAAAATTCAAAACAGTTCCAGCGAAATTTGCTTGCTGCTGAACCATTAGGTTGTTTAGATATTTATCATCTGCGCTTCCACGAAGAACTCTTATTTTTACTTCACACTGATTTCCAGTTTCATTGAGACTGTAAATAGTGTTTCCATTTTTACCAGTTTTAAGAGCGGCGATATCATTTGGAAAATCAAGAGTGACACAATCCCCATCTGCGAGATCTACTATATTTCTAGTGTTGATCAAAATTACATCTGATCCAGATAATGTTACAGTACCCATATTTTGCCCCTATTTATTAATGTTAATGATTATATCTGAGCTGTGAACTGCTCCTGCAAATTTAATAGCTATCTGAACAAGAGGTGCTTCACGTGCCTCCCTTGATACTTGAGACTGTTTTGAAACTGGTGCAGAGTAAATATAATATCCTCTCTGTGAAATATTTGCTAACATATCAGCTTGATTTCCAAAAGTTGTCGCGCTATTCCAGGCACCTGGAGCTACAAACAAGTTTGTTATTGCGGCCTCGCAAGATTTTCTATATGCACCCTTCAATCCACTCGTTCCGCTTTCTGTTTGAGGAATTTTAGTGCTTACTGTTGCAAGATAATTAAATCCATTAACTTCTAAATCTCCAATAAACCAAAGAAGATTATAAACATCATCAAAGAAATTATTTAATCCAGAACAGAAAGTTTTTGCTACACCTTGTATGCTTGGATAAGTATCCGCTCCAGCTGCAAGAGCTTTGTCTAATGTAGTTTGATCCATTGAAGGATCTGCAACAACCCCAGTTAAATCTTTTAGATGCATTGTTTGAGTTGTGTTACTTCCCTTAAAATTAGTTGATAGCGCCCTTCCTATATAAGATGCCATTTCCCGTAAAGCAAGACTGTCGGTAGTAGTTTCATAATATAAACCACGAGTTCTCGTGTAACCATTTGATCTAAGTAGGTCTAACATCCCACCAACTGCAATATCAGCTTCAGTTCTTGAAACAACAAATAACATTTTTAATTCTGACTGAACTACCGCTGCAGCTAAAAGCATATCAGCTTCAGTTGTAATTTCCGATGTGAAAATTCCAAAATATTGAACTAGACTTAAAGTTCTAGTAATTGCTGCTCCTAATTTTTCAGTACCTGCAACACTTCCAATAACTGTTGTGGTAACCGCTACATCAACATTTAATCCAGCTACATCATCAAGTGAATTATCGCTGACAGTTAATAAATCTGCCGCTCCTGCAATTCCAGTAAATGTAACCGTAAAACCAGCTGTGGTATCGCCTGCTACCGTAACAGTCCCAAGCAATGCAACCAACTGCAATGCCGACTCAACCGCCGCTGCGTTGTCATCCCAAGCTATATTGGCCGTTGGGTTTCCTGCATAGCTTAATTTATAATTTCCCGCCGTTGGAACTAATGAAAAAGAAATCAATTGTTCAGCGACAACAGTCGTTGGGTTTGCGTAAGGCATGATAACTAGATATCCATCACCTTGAAGAATGTTTGGTTGTTGATTAAATATGCTTAAAGCATCTAGGTAAGTTTCACTAGTGCTTCCAAAGTCTGTAGCTACTTCAGTTGGGTCTAGATAAATTTTATATCCATCCGTTCCAAAAGATCCCGCAGCTAGTTCTCTTGAAAAAAGAGCAACGTTAGAAGTATTGTAAGCGCCAATTCCTACGCCCGGTGTTGATACGGATATATTGATTACATTAGTGATTGAAAGCTCCATGGACACTCCTATTTATTTGTTTCAACAGATACATTACTAAATGTATCATAATATTCAATTAATTTTAACTTAGTTTCTGCATATTGCACAGATAATGTGAAATTAAACCTATAAGGAATTGCAATTCCATCTATGGAAGAAATATTATTTATCATTGATGATATCTTAGCAATTTGAAAACTACTAGATTCTTGCTGCTTTTGAGAATAATAACTAGACAGGGCCATGTGAACCTGTAATTTTTTAAACAATGCCTCTATGCTTTTACTTGCAATATTTATACTTACTATCGATCTGACATTAGTTGTCTGAACCTCGTAATAACCCCCGCTAATTTCCTCTTCCCTATTTGA